ATCGTAATACTCTTTATCAAGTTCACAAGCTGTTAAATCATATCCTAAATTATGACAAGCTATTGCTATTGAGCCACTACCCAAATGTGTGTCAAGTATTTTATCGCCTTCTTTAGCATAATTGATTAAAAGCCATTCATATAGCTTTACAGGTTTTTGTGTTGGGTGTATTTTACCTCCAATTTTGGGTACAGACATTCTAAAAATTTTAGCCAATTTGTCAAATGAAGTCCAAGCTAATTCTGCCATAGCTAAACTAAAATCCTCACTAACCTTTTTATCCCAAACAATAAAGCACCTACTGCTTTGTAAATTGTCAAAAAAGTAATTACCGCCCCAAATAATTTGGTTTTTACTAACTCTTTTTAGTTCTTCAAAATATTCTTTTTTAGGAGGTAAAACATCCCATCCTTTATCTACCACTTCGTTAAAATTCATTTTACCACTTTTCCCACCTTTAAATTTATCCCCAATCCCATAAGGTGGGTCAACAATAGCAAGGTCGAAGTAATTATCCTCATACCGTGCCATTAGTTCCATATTATCCTCACAAGTAATCATAACAATTCTATTTGCTCACGTTTAGGATATTCTATTGGGTTTTTACCTTCTATGTTAAAGCCTACGTTATTTAATACGCTTTCTAGCCTTATAGGGTCTTCCATTGGTGTTGGTCTACCACCTGTATCTACATCCTTAATCTTCTTAATGTGTAAGTGTGAGTACATCCAATCAGCAGGATGGTATATGTACCTGTGTATCACTAAAAAGTTATCACACCTATTTACAAACTTACCTCCACCTTCAACTGATGCTGCACTAGGTGGTATAGGATGCCCTTCGTAAAAGTGTCCTTTATGGTGTCTTTCTCTTAAACTTTGTGTAGCAGCGTGTGTACAAACCCAAGTACTAATGTTATTCTCTTTGCAGAATATGCGTATCTCGCTTGTTGCTTGGTAGTCGTACTCGTGTCCTGATATACCCTTTAGTACATCTTTGTCTTTGTTTAGTGAGTTGTATGGGTCTAATAAAAAACCCTGATAATCCCAAGCCTTTTTTACGTGCTGTGCTAAATCAAGTAGTGATTTGTACGTATATAGCTTTGAACCGTCAATAAATTTAAAGTGTTCGTTAATCCACTTTACTTGCTCCTTGTAGTGTGTTTCCTCTATTTTGTTTATTGGTTTGCCTTCTTTAAATTCTACTATTTTTCTTATAATAGAATAAGGCTCATTCTCACTACTAAACACAAGCCATTTAATGCCGTGCTTCATAGCGTATAGTGTCATTAGGTACAGGACTAGGGATGTTTTCCCTACGTTTGCGTGTCCTAGTATGATATTGAAATCTCCATACTTAAACCTAAAGTGTTCATCAAGTCTAGGAATACCCAAGCGGAGACCTGTTTTCAAAGTCCCTGCTCGGTATTCGTCTAACTTCTTTATGTGATTGTCTAGCTGTATAAGCATTAGAAAGGCAAGTCTGCTTCTCGGTCAGGAGAATGTTGTGCTGTTGTTACTTCCTTTGACTTCTGTACTTCATAAGTGTTTAGCATTGAGTACAATCCTTTCTCACTTTTAGCTATCGTAATTGGAATAGAACCACGCTCATTAACGTTTGCTCTATTTTGGTTAATCCAATTTATCATCTCGTCTGCATTTATCTTAATGTCGCAAACTATCCATTCCTGTTTGTTATCGAATATTCTCAATCCGTCTACCCAAGTTTTAGTCATAATATTTATTTTTATCCGTTAAACACGTAGTTCTCAAATGTACGTGCTAAATTAATTATTTCAGTTGTATTTATTTCTTTTCCTGCATACAAGTCAGTTGCTCTATTTAAACTGCTTTGTCTTATAATGTATTTTTGTACATCATCTTTAGGATTAGAATAGTTTCCTTTAGGAGCAGGTGCTACGCTGCTTTTCTTGCCGAGTATTTTAGCCTTGTTTTTATTTTGGTCTAAATCATACTCAACTTCATCCCCTTCATTAAACGTCAATTCTTTAGGAGAATAAACATTAGGGTTGTGTCCATTAGCGAATGTTACTGTGTATTTGTTCATAGTAACTCCGTCAGGCAGTCTAAAACTTTCGCCTTTTACTACTGTGTTTACTTTACTCGTATATTTCATTTGTCATTATTTGTTGTGTAAGTATCTCTATTTTTGCTTCAAGTTCTTCTACTTTTTTTCGAAGTGCTTCGGCTTCTGCTTCTCGTAGCCGTAATAAATCCTCGTTATATGTCATAAGGCAAAGCTACAAAAAATATTTTAATAAAAAACATAAATAAATTCTATAAACATTTGGTTAATAAAATAAAAGCTGTATATTTGTACTATAATTAAAAACAAACATTATGAAAGCATTACAAAAAAGTACAAGGTGGTTTAGAAACGAAGCAATAGGAACAGATTATACATTTGATTTTGACATTGAAGTATATGTGTCTTTAAATGGAGATATCGAGGACTATAGTGGGTGTTCTTTTAAAGAAGCAACTAAATTAATTTCATTAAACAAATAAAAACAAACAATATGAAAACAATTACAGATTATCAAAACCTTAAAGAACAGTTAGAAACTATAAAATCTAACCACAAAGAAGAATATCTTGACGCTTCATTTATTTCAGTACGTGCAAGTGGTATGAATTGGAGAGAGGCAAAGAAGATAGGAATGGTAAAAGAGTATGGTGGTTGGTATTTTTATAGCACATCTACAAACTCAAATGGTAATGACTTGTATGAAAAAATAAAACAAGCGTGTAAAGGTTTTAGTCTTTACGTTTCTGAAAGACAATTATAATACAAACATTTTACAATCAAAAAAGCCACCTCAAAAGGGTGGCTCTTTTTTTACAAACATATAGAGAAACTAACCTACAAGTGCAGGTTATACTTTAAACTTTTCAATCAACTCATTTAGGTCATCATTTGACAATTTTACTAAACCCCTAGCTTTTTGTTGTAACTTTTCTGCTGTACCTTCTCCATACTCTTTGTCTAGGTTTAAGCCAAAAATATATTGATTGCCTTGCTCAAACAAATTGCATTTAGGACATTGTACCTGTACGTTTGTTTCATCCCATCTAGTTGCATAGTGTTTACGGCTCATAAAGTGTCCTGCGTGTAATCTACTTACATCATCTACTTTACCACAAGTGAAACATTCAGCTTTGCCATTGTTTGCAAATCTATTGCGGATGTATAGGCTGAACACACTATCTAGCTTTTTAACTATTTTGCTTCGTGTCATACTATCCAATCATATAAAACAACAAGTAATAATGTTACAAGAACACAGCAATATGTAATTAATAAATTATTCAATATTTTCATTTGTCCATAGCTTGTAATAAAGACTTACCAACAGGCTCATTGATGGTCTGTATTGCTTTATATATTTTTTTTGACATACGCTTTACTTCTTGCTTCTCGGTCTTTGTACTGTCTGTACCTAAATTTGTGTACATATTGCAATCTAATTCTAATAGCTTGTCTATCTTCTGATTGTCTGTTATTTGTTCTGCTAAAATGTTCTCTATCATATGCCAAAGATAAGCCTACTTCTAAACATCTAAAAATATAGTTTTTAACACATATATAGTAACTATTATATAGTAGTTTTTATTTATAGTTATATGCTATTTATAGTAGATGTTATATAGTAGTTATATGTTATATACTTGTTAATACTATATATCAATATTATATATAACTATATATATATATATATATAACTATATATTACTTACGAATTTTATTGTACTTTTCAAAGCCTCTGCTGCCAAAATATGCAACATAAACAGTAACTAGAAGTGTTTTAAGAAGTTCCACCCATTCACTACCTACTTTAAAAGGGCTATCGCTACTATCTAAAATAACAAACAAAGTAGTCATAAATGTTAAGTAAAGTAATGTAAGCGGTCTAGTGTTTTTGGATAGCCAACTGTCTGATGTCATATCGCTGCTCCATCTTTCAGTAACTTGCTCCATTTCTAGTATATCCATTTTAAGCAGTTCTAACGCACGTTCTTTTTCAAATGGGGATAAACTATTGTCTTTAGTAATTAAGTTCTTTACAAGCCCTAAAAAGCCCTTATCAGGCACTATATCGCTTAAATGCTTTAGTATACCCTTGTCTCCTATAAGAAACTTTCCTACTTTAGTATCTTTAAATGGTTTGCTCATAGTTTCTAAATTGTAGTTGCATAAAGAACAGATATAAATTCAGTTCATTGAATGGGTAGTCTTTGTTTTTAGGGTAGTAAGATATACCGAAAATAAAACTTGTAGGGAATAAAGATATTATTGCTATGCTCATATTAGTATGTCCAAATTACGCCCTGTGCTTTGTCAGGGTCTATGTCAGCGTGTATAAATGTATTTGCTATGCCTATTCTGTTAAATCCTACATCTAGTAAACAATTAACAAGGTCAAATTTATCTTTGCTTGTTTTACAAGATATGTCTACTGCTAATCCTTTTAGATGGCTGCTACTTTCTACACCACCAATGGCTTCATTGTGTGCAGGTGTTCTAAACCCGCTATTGATGTGTATAGGTTTATCAAACTTATCTCTTACTTCGTCTAGCATCTCTAGCAAAGTCTTATCCATAAGCTGACCGCTGCCCTGTACGTCAGGACTATCAAACTCTGAATAGTTAAAGTATTTTAACATAAACCGCAGCTAAAGCAAATAACACAATTATTCATCTTTCTTATTCTTTTTTAACTCGTACCACTTTTGTATTGTATAACCAATAGTAACTACCAGTAAAAGTATTTTTAGGCTATCTTCTAATATATCCATTGTACTAACTGTAATAGCTGACAAATTTAATACGTAAAGTTTAAACGAGTTTAAGTCCATAATTAAAAGCTTCTACCTGCAAAGGTGTGTACACCGTTACCTTCTACGGTAATTTCGTAAGAAGCCCAACCATATGGACTGCTTTCTAAATCTTGCCAAAGTACATCTACACTATATTTATCAGATGCAACACCTTCGGTTTCTATTTCGCCTTGTTCATCAAATGTAGGCTCTGTAATCCACAAATAACCTAAATGTACAATAGTATGCCCACCATCTAAATAGCTTTGTTCTGTTAAGTCATCAGTAGTATGTGGTAAAGCAGCTATTTTAGTGTCTGCTTGTTCCTTTGAGTTAAACTCGTATTTCTTAAATAATTCCATTAGCTTGTAAGTGTTTGTAGTTCGCTGTCTGTTAGTGCTTCGTTAAATACCATAAACTGATTTATCACAATGTTGTTTGAAGAACCACCTATTACATTACCCCTACCAATTTCATCATATTGTCTTGAAGTACCCGTATAAGTACCTGTTTGAAGAGAGCCATTTAGTGAATACTTGTAATTACCACTTCCATCAAATGTTAATACAAGTTTATTTCTTTGATTAAATGATATTGTGTCTTTAACATCAGGCAATCCTGCACCGCCATCTATTCCAAAAAAACCTATTGTGTTTGTGCTGTATATCCCAAGATAAATACCATCACTTGTTACGCTGTCGTGTACCGCAAACAATCTAGCGAAGTTGTTGTCTAATCCCTTTGTCTCAAAATCCAAAAATACAGTTCCTGCTGTACTTGTAAGCCCTGTGAAGTTATTTTGAAAATCATCTACTGTCCTTGTAACTGCGCTTCCTGCTGTTTTAACTATACTTGTGCTATACGTGCCTTCTTCAAGCTGCATACCCCATACTGCAATTTTATCTCCTGCGCTACAATCAAAGTTTAGGTCTAAAAACAAGTTTGTTCCAAAATCAGTAGGTGTAACATTGTTTACCTCGTATCTTACCCATTCATCAGTAGGTGTAAATTCAGTTTCGGTATCTGTAATTCCAAAAAATACACTACCATTACCGCTTATCTTTTTAGCATAAAAACTACTTGAATGCTTATTGCTTGTATATGCCTTGTTTGTAAATTGTCTTAACAAAGAAGTTCCTGTTCCTGTAAAAGTAATTGTAGAGGCGGTAAGAGAGCCATCGGGCGCAACAGCATCGTTATTGGTAATTGTTTGCAATGAACCACCATTTAATTCAGTCCAACTACTTAATGTCTTGCTATATAAACATTCGTTAGTCCTTGTAGGCTCTAAAAGTAAGGTGGGGTCTTGTGGGTTTGTAGGGTCATAGTTAAGTCTTGGTACGTTAGCTGATACCGTTTCTATAAGACCGTCTTTGTTTACTCTTGTAGCACCTGCCGCTACACTAACTGTAAAATCCCCTGCGGTAGTATTAGGCACAACTGAATACAATTCAGCATCAGCAGCCTTGTAACCGCTTGGTATCTGTACTAATGTAGCTTTTTGATATATGTCAGCTAGAGCCATTATTCATCTGTTTCCTCCTCTTTACTCTCGTTGAATATCTTTACGATTTCCTGTACCTGTGCTATGTAAGCAATAGGCAATGAGTTAAGAATTGCGTTTATACGTTGTATTTGTTCGTCTGTAATTTGCATTAGCCTTTTAATAATTCAACTTCTGCCTTTAAATCTTTTATAGCTTGTACAAGTACAGGGACAAGTTTTCCGTAACTCATTTCTAACTTTTCAGGGTTTTCGTCATAGACAAGTCTTAATGTATCATCGTCTACTGACTGCACCTCTTGTGCTATAAATCCAAAATCTTTTTTGCCTTTGTTGGCTGAATAAAATTCTTCTCCGTCTTTATCCGTTTCTGCTCTATTATCCCAAACAAACTCTCTTGGTTGTAGGCTGTCGATAAAGTCTAAACCATAAGAGATGTTTTTTATATCTGTTTTATCTCTTTGGTCAGATAATGAAGTTATAGAGGTAACCGCACAACGTAAAGAAGCAACGGATGAGTTACCTAATGTTATTTCGTTACTAACAGAACCGCTGCTAGAAACTGCAGAATACCCTATATTAGTTATATTGTCTCCAGTTGCTCCGCCACCAGTTGAAGCACCTATACAAGTCCTTCCAAATCCACTTACATTAGCGTCGTCTGCGGCATATCCTACCGCAGTGTTCATAGGGCTAAAAGTTTGATTTTGTAGAAGCAATGCATTAACTCCAATTGCTACTGTTCTACCATCGCTTGTTGCAGCACCTAAAGCATTTGCACCAATAACAACATTGTCATTGCCATCAGTATTTACATCCATTGCTGATGAGCCAATTACTGTGTTTCCATTTCCAGTTGTTATAGCATTTCCAGCACCTTCACCAAATACTACGTTATTTGCTGGATTGCCACTTAAACCACTTGGCACGTTAGAAACATATACCGATGTTCCGTCTACCGCACAATCACTTAATCCATTCAAGTCTGATGCACCTCCGCCACCTAAATTATCAGGTGCTATCCTTACGTTATCAGTACCATCGTAACCTACTACGAAGTCTACGTTTGCACTATCTGTTTTGAGCGTAAACTCACTAAATTTTTTATTTGCCATTTTTTTATTCTTCTATAATTATATTGTCTCCATTTTCAGCTATTAGGAAATCTCCGTTTTCTGCTGTAACTCTGTTAAGGGTTTCTGCAATACTTTGGTAAATACTTCCCCAAGTGCTACTTACAAATCCCCAATACGTTGTTTCGTATATCTTTCCGAAAGCCATTTATGTATTTTTTTAGTTTTACTATGTTTTTGTTTTTTGGTTTGTACGTCTTTGTCATAGAACCCATCCGTTAAATAAACTATCTTTATCAGGATAAACATCGTCATCCGTATTAGTGTTGTATTCAGGGAATAAATTTGTGTTAAAATTCATATGGTCTATAAACCTTGTTGTATAGTATTCCGCTAAATTTCTTTCTTTTTGTACTAAAAAGTCTACCTCATCTTTACTAGGTGTTTCTCCGTTCTCACTAGAATGTTTAAATAGTCCGCCATTCTTTAACTGATAAGCTGAATAAGGTAAATACTCTACCATAGCAAAGTGTATAAGCATAGGTGCTAGATACTCGTCTACTAAAGTTTGATAGTTGCCTGTTAGATTGTCTGCAATAATATCAGCTTGTAATTTGTCGTATAGCTTACTACCTGTGTAGTTTCTTACGTGGATTTCTTGGGCTATCTTGATAAACTGTATAAACTTATTGGTATCTACATTACCATCAAGTATGCTGTTCTTTACAAGGTCTGTTCTATTTATAAATAATGCTGTTGCCATATCTAGTTTTTAAATCCCATTTTGTTCCAATAAGCAGCAGTATAACCTTTATACTTCATATCTTTAGGCGCAACAGGTACTTTCTGTGCGTTAGTTTCAGGCTTAAATCCTTGACTTTTAGCTTCTGTTGTACTAATTACATTCCCTAGACTTTTAGAGCCTTCCTTGCGTGCGTAAATACGTCTAAACCATTTGTGTTGGCATCTTGCACCACCCTTGTAAAGCCAAACAGAGTAAGTATCTGTACCACCTTTACCAAATCCTGAATTAACTACTTTGTCAGTCATAGCAGTAATATCCTCTTTGCGATACACCTTTTTGGCTGCTATCATCTTTTTGCAAAACTCCCTACTGTTAGGGCTTATCCTATTAGGCGCATACATATACCTTACTAAATATGTTTTTTCTTCTTGACCTTTTTGTTTAGACGTACCATCTTGGTCGCTATCTCTATATGGCTTTGCACTACCTGTATTAGCTAAATTTACTTGCTCGTTTAGTTCTTTAATCTTTTGGTCTTGCTCATCCTCTAACTCATAGTCTACTTCTGCTTCGTCTATAAGTTCAAAGTCCTTTAGTAGTTCTTCTTCTGTTTCGCCTAAATCTATAAGTGTGTCAGCTACTTCTGTGTCTACAAACTTATCAACATCACTTGCTAACTTCACACCCGTTTCTTCTTCTTGTGTATCGTCATCAATAAGGTCTTTGTCAATATCTATAAACTCTAAAGGTTGTAGTGTTTTAAAGTATAGGTTAAGAGATATATCGTTGTATGCTAGTATCTTGTCAAACGCTTCTATAAGTAAGTTCTGAAAAGGCTTAATAACCAAGTTCATCATTAGCTTTGTAGCTGTTTCTAACTCCTCTGCGTTGTTTCCAAGCCCTGTATTGTCTTTAATACCTAAAAGCATAGGACTAACTACCCTGTGTGCTACAAGTATCTTACGGCTGCTCTCATCGCTTAAAAACTGATACTGATTGTGTGCATCACTTAATTGTACAGGGTCTATTGTAGCTGCTGTTTCAGGGCTGTCGTTAAATGATAGTATAAACTTTCCTGCATTACTACTTCCTGAAAACTTATCATAGATACGTCTTTCTATCATCTCCCTTTCTTCTGCACTAGGAGTACCTGAATTAAAGTTAATAAGCATACTAGGACTTAATCCTGATTGTATGTTGTTGATGTGAAAGTTAGATATTTCTTCTTCTAGGTCTGCATACTGCAAACCACCTTGATAGTCAGGGGTGGCATAGTACTTGTACCCTGCTCTGTAAGGCTTAACGTAAACAATTTCGATAGCTTCATTACTCATACCAAAAGCAGGTATACGCTTGACTTGGTTAATACGATTGTATTTAGCCCAATCACTAGAGTAGTAATATGCTTCTATTTCTCCTTTGTCGTTGCACTTTTCAGCAGCTAGTTGTTCAACAGGTATATGCTCAACCCTTGCTATCTTTTTTTTGTCTTTACTATAAATCACTTGCATACTACATTGACCAAACAGTTTAAGGTCTGCACATAGTTTACGTAAACAATCTTTGTGTAGTAGTGTAATAGCTTGTGCGTATGCATCAGGCTTTTTGTTGCTGTCAGTAGCATCTAAACCTTTGCCGTATATCATCTCGCTAATACCGTTTATTACAGCATTGTTTGTAGGGCTACCATTATAGCGGTCTATTAGGTACTGAAAGTAAGAGTTTTTATCTCCGTATGTTACAAAAGCCTTATTCTTCTTTTCTTCAATAGTAGGGCTAACATAATTCGACAATGTTAATGCGTGTATCATAGTACTATATAATCGTTATCGTGTGTATCGTTTGTATCGTAAACATTCTTATTTACATTGTACCTGCTTTGTGTTACAGGTGTCTGTGCTGTACAGAACAATTTATCTCTATATACTATTGTAGTGCCATTTAAAACTTCTAGCGTGTAATAGTGTCCTTCTCTAAATGGTGCATTGCTGCTGCCAAATGTCATAGAAGCTGTTAGAAAGTTCTCGTTGCTATCAACAACAGTAGATGCTGTAATTGTTTCTGACTTGTTAGTTTGTTCATCAGTAACAGTATATGTAAGCGTTTGAGTAACATACTCCGCTCTTGGTATATACTTAAATGTTTGTGTTTGCGATACTGATACAATCTTCATATAAGTATAACGCTAAAAAGTGAGAATTTGTAATAAAAAAAGAGGGATGCTAATGCACCCCCCTATAATCATAATCAAAAAAAAACTTATACTCTATGCAAATATATAAAAAATATATTAAGCAGGAGTGATAGGTGTAGTAGCATCTACATCAGGCACAGTTGAGAAGAATGGTGGATTAACCTCACTAGCTACTGCTGTAAGTGTAAAGCCTTGTAAATCTCCTGCTGCTGCTCCTGTTACAATAGTACCGCCTGTAACCTCTGCACCGTTGTCTTTTCCTATTAGTAAGTACTTTGTAGTACCTGTACCATCAGGATATAGTTCAACGACATAGTGCGCTCTACCTCTGTTTAGAAGTTTTATTTCTTCTTGTGTTGCAACATCTAGATTTTGAAAAGTAATATTTAGTGTACTTTCATAGAATGTCGTACCATTTTCTCTGCTTGACGTTACGCTTGTCTCTAAAGATGTTTGACCACCTTTTACTTCGAACTTGAAAAATTCAGCACTTGCATCAGTTGGTAGTGTTACCGTTCCTGATGATGGGCTTAACGCTGCTACTACTGCGCTATAATCAAGTATGTATACATTTTTGATACCTGCATAAGCTGCCTTACAGCCTATACCTCTACCTTTTGTTATTGCACAACTCATATTTATTTATTTATTAAAAAAGGGCAGGTAGGATATTCCTAGCCCACCCCTTTTATGTTGGTTAATATTATGAGTAAAGAACGATATCGCCTCTTACTCCGTATTGTACACCTGCTGTGTAACGCATCACAACTCTTACGTTTTGTGAACCATCAAGGTCAGCCATATCAATAACTTTAACTTCGTTACGGTCATCTAATAGACCTGTACCAAAGAATAGGTTGCTTTTTTGAGCAGCTACTGCTGTGTTATCAGCAAGTCCTTTAGCAACAACTAGGTTGATGCCTTCAAAAGTAAGCTGACCACCGTTGTACCATTGCGAACCTTTGTTATCTGTACCTGCACCTCCAATAGTAGCAACAAATCCGCCTAAAGAACGTACATACGCTCTAGCAATGTTTGAAGATACATATAGGTTAAGGTCTTCTTTTCCGTATACAGTTGTAGGAATAGCATCTACAATAGCACCTAATTGAGCTACTACGTTTGTGCTATCAATAGCAACAGCAGTTACATCAGCACCACCGTCAGCAGTTAAAAGTGTATCAAAGCCGTCAAAAGAACCTTCTCCTGTGCTACCTGACCAAATAGAAGTTTCAGTTGCGTTTGCAACTTCAGCAGCTACTTGTGCGATAACGAAGTCAGAGAATAAAGGTGGCAATTCATCAAAAGCACTAAAGCCCATTTGAGCAGCTTCCCAATCTGCGTGCAATTCTTTCTTACAGATTTGTAAGTTTACTTGCAATTCAGCAGGAGTAAGTACTTTTTCAGTTAGTGTCATTGTTGAAGTAGAACTATCGAAATCACAGTCAGCAGAGCGGACAAGACTTCCAAAAGAACCTACTTTCATAGCAGCTTTATACTTTACGTTTGGTAAAATAGTAACAGTTCCGCTATCTAGTGTATCAGCAGACAAAAGAGCAGCAGCAAGATATTTTCCTGCAAACTCTCCTGCGTAACTTGATGTAATAGTTGGGTTTGGCATTTTATTTAATTTTAATTGTTAATTTTAGACATTACTTTATCGAGTGTTGTTTGCTTTCTGTTTTGTGCAAACTTTACACCAATATTGTTATTTTTTTGTTCAGGGTTATGAGCAATAGGCTCGGCAGCAGGTTCAGACAATTCCTCTTTTACTTCTTTCGGTAATTCCTCTGATAACTCTGCTTCTTCAACTACTTCTTCACTCATTTCTTCTTTCTTCATATCTTCAATCATAGCTTTGATTTCTGATACTGCTTCTGCTAGTTCTTCTTTAGTAACATAGCCTAATTCTTCTTCCGCTTCTACTTCTTCTTCAGCTTCTTCTTCTAGGTCTTTAATTTCAGCAATAATGCCTTCTTCTGCTACTACTAGCATCTTACCATCTTCTAAAGTGTAATCGCCAACAGGCAATGCTACTTTGTCATCTTCGGTAATTATAAATATTTCGTTTCCTGCTTCAAACGCTTCTGCTTCTAGTACAGTACCGTTGTCTAGCTTTGCAGTTGCTAGTTCTACCTTCTCTTGGGCTTCAACATCATTAACAATGTCAGTAGTATCTTCGCCTAGATAGGTTTTAATCTTGTTTAACATTTCGGTTGCTTTCATATAACTATAACTATTTATTTAACTTATTTTACATTTTTAAATTTTACCAATGCCTTGATTGATTAGTTTACCTTTACAGCATTTTGTACTGTAAGTGTTTTTGTCAGCACATAAACATCCGCGTTTACTGCTTTTTGGACTTGTGTGTGATGGTGTCAAAAATCTTTTTAACATTTGCCTTGTCCTTTATATTTTTTCTTATAGTTCTTACTGCCCTTTATACTAGACATTTTAGTTTTAGCGTGTACACCCTTTCTTTTTACTTTAGGTTTTACTATGTGCGCTACTTCAATTCTTTTAGCCATTACTTAATAGGTATGCAATTAGGTACTAACTTACCATCCTTCTCCTTCATACCGTACTGTCTATATCCTGCTGTACAAGGTTTTTCTAATTTGTGTTGCTCACAAGGCATAAACCAAGTCTTTCCCTCAAACTCGTGTTCGTGGTAACTCTCACATCCTATATCCTGTGCTGCTTTTATTGCTAGTTCTTTAGTTGCGTAAGCTAGTCTATCGTCTATAATAGCCATAGTGTCGCTAACTACTTCACTTGCTAACTCTAACAATCCTAATTCTTTTAGTTTGCTTTCTGACCATCTCTTGGCAGCTTTACCACCCCACAACAAGTAAGATATAGTACCACAGGCTTTAGTATCTCCTTCATCATAATATTCTTCTGCTCTTGATAAGTAGGAGTACATACGTTTAATAGTGTTTTCGCTAATAGGTTTGCCCTGTGCTAATTGTTGCGCTCTTATCTTACCTACGTCAGTTGCACACTTGTTGTTTATTTCTTTATTTAGGTCTATACCTCTTTGTGCGTTATTCTTTACAGCATCAGGATAATCTGAATAGCTTTCTAGTTCTTCTTTTTTGCCATCCTTATAGCGTTTGTCATCTCTTACAATTCTACGGATATAAGATAGCATATCTTGTGCTTCTTCTTCTTCAAAGTCGTTTATAGGTTCTTTAGGTCTTTCCATCTTGTCAATAAAATACCCCTCAATAGAGAAACCTTTTACTTTGCCTGTCTTTACATAGTCATTCCAAACTTCGTCATTGTTTACTTTAACAACTCCCATCCAAGTACCCACAGGCACGTTTAAGCCATACTTCCTAGACTTGTCGTGTGTTTCATCTTCTACTAGCCAACTCTCTACTAGCGTAAGCCCATTTAGGCTGTGTTGGTGTTCTAGTGTGCTGTTGTTCTGATTACCTTTCATAAGGTACATTTCAGCAGCCTTACGGATAGTGTCTTTAGAGAAGTAAATATAATATTCATCCTCTCCTTTACGTCTGTATATAGGTTTATTGGGAATAAGCAGCGCACCTACTAATAATTGTTTGTCTATTTGTGCAAGTTGTACTTCTTCGTTTTTTAGTGCTACAAAGTCTTCTTCAATGGCAGGGTTTTCTACAATAGAGATAGCTTCTATACCCTCTACACTATTTTCATCTAAAATAAGTTCAACTATCCTCATATAACTATAACGTTTAATTTTTATATTTTACTATATTGATGCGCCCTCTACTATATTACGCTCTAAACTTTGTGCAGTTGTTACGTCTTGTGATGTTACAAACGCTTTTACAGGTCTTTCGTTTTGTCCTGCTATTGTTTCTGCTAATTGGTTTGTACCACTTGCTCCTACTATGTTAAATGCAGGTGGCTGTGATGTAGGTGCGCTTGGTCTTGATACACTTGCGCTAGGAGAACCCCCACCTAATCCTGCTGTGTTTGGAGTTTTAGTAGATGTGATAGCTTTAACATTTGCTAATCCTGCCCCTACTGCTGCAGCTGCTGCTGCAAAACCTAAAGCAGGACCAATTATAGGAATACCTGCCAATGATTTATAACTATCTTGCGCACCTTGATATGTAGATATTAAAGCACTAGATATAGCTGCTGCTTTACCTGCTGCTGTTTCTTTACCTAGATTAGCAGCTAATCCTGCTAAACCTTGTTGTACAGTTTGTAGTTTTTGTTCTTGGGTCATTTCTGCCCATTTAATTTCTGCTTCTGCTCCTAATTGTGCAAACTGTGATATTAAATTATACTTTTGTTCTTCTGTTTGTTTAGTTAATAAAATGTCATTTGCTGCAATTTCTGCTTTAACAGATAACCCTTGTTGTAAATCTATTTTCTCTGTAACAGAAGTTACTTTACGTGCATCTAATAATGCCTTTTGTTCAGCTTGCTCTTGTCTGATTAATGCATTACGTCTTGTAAATATAGACCTACTAAATTGTAAAGACCTTTCTTCTAATTCAGATACTTGTGCTTGTAGCTGTGCGTTTGCTCTAATTTCATCTCTTTCGCTTTCCCCTAAATCAACTTGTTCCTGACTTATTCTTGCTCTTTCTTTTGCTATATCTAATTGCTCTTGTAGTATTTCGCCCTCTATCCTAATGGCTTCATCTAATGCTGCAATACGTTCTTTATAGGTTTTATTCTCATCTTCTGTTACTAATCGTAATCTTGATATTTCCTTACGTCTTTTAGCTGTACTTTCTATAAGACCTATTTCCTTATCTTCTACTGCTTGTAATGCACCTGCTAATTCGTATGCAGCTTTAGTTTCTTTTATTATTTCTTCTGTTACACCACTAACACTTTCTTTTAATTTATCAAATGCTTCACTTGGTTTGCCACTAAAAAATAATGCTATTGCTTCTCCTATACCACTTATTCTATCTGTAATAACAGCCATAGCAGCACCCAAGCCATCCATAACCTTTTTTAACTTATCAGCACCTCTTTGTGTTTTAGTAAAAAATGAAATAAGTGAACCGAATGCAATAACCAACAAGCCTATACCTGTTGCTGCAATAGCTACCTTTAATGATTTAAAACCCTTAACAGCATTAAGCAATCCACCTTTTATATTTCTTAACCCTGTGATAGCACCACCTGACATTTTATCTAGTGAATTAGTTAGCCCACCAACAGCACTATTAGTGCTTTGTACACTTTCATCTATCTTGTCAATACCTTTTACAGCCTGTGTAGTGTCTGCTTCTAACTGTATTACTACTTTTTCTGCCATTTTGTTTCTCTTTTAATTTTTTTACCTGCACCCATTAAACCACTAGGCAAATGATACTTACCTTGTGCTATACGGATGTTCTCTGTTTCTCCTTTTGCTAATTCTAATAAGTCTAGTATATTCTTTATCATAGCTTGTTTAATAGTTCTAAATTACTTTCTCCTGTTAGCATATTTGTGTTTACGCTGTTTATAATATACTCCCTGCCATTTATAACAAAAACGTCATTAAGCTGATAGTTTAATAATATCCTTAATGGTAAATAAGCCTTGACCTTAACTAATCTTCTTTTAGCATTAAAAGTATCTACAATATAATTCTTGTAGTAATTTTCAAACAAGCTATCATCTTCTGCAAGTCCTGTGTATTCATCTACTTCTTCTGCGAAGTTTATAGATTGACTTGTTCCGAATGTGTTGGAAGGTCTGTTGTATGTTGATAGGGCTGCTGCTGTTCCCGTACTTGTACCGTTGTAAAAACTTAATTGGTTTCCGCTTGTCAAAGTGTCATTGCTTATGCTTAAAATAAGGGGGTCTATGTTAATAGGTTTTTGGTCTTTGTCTGTACAGTAACCGTATTGCATTAAACTTTGTGTGCCATCGTCTAAATCATTTAGCCTTTCATAAATCATTTTACCGTATGGTAATTGTACTACATACTTACCACCTCTGTTTGTAGTTTGAACATCAGGACTAGATGTTGTAGTGCTTTCTAAATCAGCAAAAACTTTGTTGTTAATCTCTTTAAAGTTTATGCCTAAAAATGTATTTGGTTTTTTAAATCTAAAAGCTATCTCTTGGTAAGGTATGGCAAAATTAACATTACTTTGGTTTACATCTACAAACTCACTAATATCATAAGATGTGCCATCAGCATAGAAATCATCTAACGTCATTACCTTAATCTTACCATCTTCTTGTACGAAAGCCGTAAGGTTAAACATCTTAAATAGTCCTGTTAGAAAATCTATTACTTTTAAATCAGGCATTTGGTCTGATACTACTATATTACTTACAGCACCGTTTGGTGCTATTGCAGTTCCTGTTATTTGTGTGTCAAATGTTGAAGAACTACCACTTGCAAGAGTTATATACTTGAAGTTGATTGTCGGTGTAAATGTTATAGCAGGGTCTTCGCTTGTTACTCTGTACCTTATCTTTCTAATTTGACCGTATATGTTGCTAGTTCCCACAAACACGCTGCCTGTTGAAAGCGTACCTGTTCCTGTTATTGATGCTACTGTAAATGGTGTACTTGTAACATCTTCAATAATCATTGTGTACTGTGATGTGCTTGTTAGTGTAAAAGTTGTATAATATTGGTGTGATGTGCTACCAATAAAACTTGCTTGGGGTCTTATAGTCCAAATAGCCTCTGTTTGATTTCCTGTTATAGGTGTCATTGCAGAATAGGGCGATGCAGCAGGATTGCCACCTTGAAGTGCAGGTGTCCATTCAAAAGGGCTTGGGCTAGAGAAATCAAAACTTGTAACAGGCATATCTACAACTGCTGTTCCTGTTAAGTTTAAACCTAAACCGCCTTTTACTCTACTCAACCACAAATACAAGTTTGCCCACAAAGGATTATTAGTTTCATCAAAGAAGTCATCACTTGCACCACTTGTAAAGGTTAAGCCTGTAAATGTTTCTATCTCATCTACAATAGCACTTAATTTTATAGCAGGTTTTAAGTCGCTGTATCTTATACCGTGATTGTGTGAACCACCGCCACCACCGCCTGTATCATAGTGTAAATTACGGTCATTAGCAGTATGTGTACCACTATCAAAAAACAATCTTTCGGTATGTGATATTAAAGGATAGCGTATTGCTCCACTTGCTAAACTACTTTCTAATCCTGTTTTTACAGTTGATACTCCGTAAGTGTGGTCATAAGTAGTAACCCCTTGAAACACAGTACTCAATTTTGTTTCCTTTAGTTTTGTTTTAAGGTCTACTGTTTCCCCAAAGAATGTAATCTTGTATGAATGTGCTTTGTTATTTTTTAATGTAACACCATCAAGCCCTATAAAACCTTTCCTAAAAGTTAGGTTATTCAATTCTATAATTCCTGACACTAAATCATTTGCATTAAAAGAAAACGCAACATCAATATCGTAATTGTAATAATGCTTAAATATCTTATTGTTAGTCTTACTTGCAGGTACATTAAAAGATTGACTAAACGCTGTAAATATAGAACCTATATCTTTTACGTTTTGGATGCTGTCAGTTATTGTAACACTTTCGTCTTTGAATAACTCAACCCTTTGCCCTTCTATGTATAATTGTATAACCACTATCTTACTGTGTTTATCTTGTCAAACGCATAATCAAAGTCTACTGTATATTGTACAAGTCTATCATTAAGGCTTGTTTTGTATGTTACGCTTTGTGTCTTGGGTATTACAGCTAATACTGTTTCTAGGTTGTTGCTATCAGGTGCAGGATTGTCTAATCTAGTAAGAAATACTTGTTCTGACATCATAAGCTGTTTTATTACTTCGTTGTACTGCTCACTTACATAGTTAGTGTTTAGCGTGATGCTTTCTTTTCCCACTTTGTTGTACTGTGCTACTTGTGGTTTGTAGGTGTCGTATGTTAGCGTACCAAAGTCTACTACATTTGCTTTGTAGGTTTCTCCTTTTGTGTTTAGGCTCTCTGTGCTTTTTAAGCTAAAGTACATATCCTGTAACGCACCAAACTTGTTTATAAACGTAACTTTGTAAGGCTCATACTTTGAGCAAGGCTCTGTGCTTATTTTAACGACTTCTGTGCCACTTGCAGAGTTTATGTATAGTTCATCTACCAAGCCTACATCCGCACCCTCTAAAAACGCATCTAAAAGGCTATTGTCCTCTAACGTACCACCATCAGCTAATACTCTTTCTTTGTAGCTGTCCGTATTGTCAGCACCCGATACTGTGATGTAGTCTATTTGTGCGTTTGTATTTGTACTGCTGCTTATTGCTTGTACTCGCTTTACTTCTCCTTTGTATAAAAAAGATACACTACTTGTGTCCTCTGTAAATACAGGTACTCGTACATTTTGGTCATCAGGTCTAAATATCTCTTTGTTGCTTTGTAAGTATGTTCTGCTTAATTCGGTATTAATACCATCTTCGAAATACCCATAGCCATCAAGGGCTAAAAACCCATTTGCATTGTCAGGTGTTACGGTTGCAGATGCAGAGCCACTTGATACTGTTGTGCTTATTACTGCGTTTACCCATACAGCTTGACTATCGTATTCCCCATCAAACTCTATATCTAAATAATCTCTTACAAGTTCAGATATTTCAAATACTATATATCCTGCTGTAACTACACTTTTTGATATTGTATATTTTGGGTTTGCTACCGAGCCATTAGCTACAAATGTACCTGTGTACACATACAGGCTTAATGTTGCGGTTGCTATGTTTGTCTGTGATACCTTTATATAAAAAGGGCTTCTTACGTTTATTTTAGTTGCCACTTGTTGCTGATGTTAAAAATTCTTCTAAATCTAATTTGTATGCGTCTATTAGTTCTTTTGGTAGTTTGTCAAATGCTTGTTCAAAACTCTTTGTAAAGAAATTGCTAGGCTTGATACCCTTTCTAAATATACTACGTGCCATTAGGTACTGTAAACTCTTTCTCTTTATGAATTGCCCTTGTGCGTTTCTTACTCCCTTGATACCTTTTCTTACTAACCACTTGTCTAATGCTTGTGGTGGAGGCATCTTATCTTTATAACTAAATGGTGTGTTGTATTTCTTTTTAGTACCACTTACACCCTTGTCCTGATAGACACCATAATCCTCCATAAAGAAGTTTAGTATAAAAGCATTAGCAGACGTTTTAAGGTCGTATTTAAGGCTGTTGTATAATTCCTTGCTACTATTCTTTTTACCTTTGGTTAGTCGTGTCTTCGATTGCTGTATAACTCTCTTGGCAAAGCCATTCAATATATCCTCTGTATTGTCTAGCATAGGTATATGTCATTATGAATGATTATGTCAAAGGTTGTACTCCACCCTGCTAGTTCGTTCTCAAACCTATCATAGAAAGGCTCACAGCTAGGGTCGCTATCTAAAGAGTACACATCGCTAACGTCAGCTTGTCTTAATAAACCAAACAATCTATTTAAAACTGCTAATTGTGTGTTAAGTACATCTTGCTCGTTATTGTTACCTACAAATATGTCTGTTGTTTCTTCTTTGCTAAAGTCCACTATATCCATAGCTAGGACTGTAATGTTAAACCTAATTACTTGTTCTTGTATGGTTGCGCTGTTTATAATAACGTGCGATAATGGGAATACAGTTTGCTTGGATAAATCTATCTCTGTTAAATCCCCTGTTGTAACCGTATTGACATTTTCATCCAATAGTAATTGGTCTTTTATAGTTTGCGTGATTAGGTAAAAACCTCTTACTGCTGTATTAGCCATTTCGTTTAATTCTTTTTGCTTCTAACTCGTTTTTCTCTTTCATAAACTCTAACGCATATAAACACTCGTGCATATTTAGTTTAGTGATATTTTCAAATCTCGTAACGTCTCCTTGAGCCAATCCGTATATTGATTGATACCAACCCCACTTTGCTCCAAAGTTTGCTTCTGTTGATAAGTCATTCCCTCCTTGAGTGAATAGTCCATCATAACCTGACACAATTCGCTCCCTAAATTGTAAAAAAAAACAATAGAACCTAATACAACTCCTAAAGGCATATGCTTATACTCTAAAGCATCTTTAGCTTCGTATGGCTCTATGTTATATAATTTATCGTATTTACCCTGTACGGGTCTGTAAAGGACTGCCATAGCTTTTTCTATGTTATCCCAATCCCCCAAGTATGTATCTATGTCTATGTATTCCCCAAAAGACATATTGTCTAGGTTAGGAATAAAGCCATAGCGTTTGCCATCTAGTTTAAACTCTCTTGTTAGTGCAGGAGTTTCATCAAACATCTTTGTGAGCGTTGCTACTATTGTTTGTATGTCAGCAGCTTTAATGTTTCTTACAACTGTGTCAGGCACGTTGCAAAATATAGTAACCATCTTTAAGGCTACTTGATTGTCAGTTAGGCTTTCAGGTAGCTTTAGATACTGTTGGTATTGTCCTAGTGTTATCTCGTTAAGACTTGTAGGTACGTTTAATTCATACTTCATATAAATATAACGTATATAAAGCAGGTTTTTAGGAAATAAAAAAAGGGCTATAAAAGCCCTCTGTAAAATTCTTGTGTTCTGTGTAGTAATTCCCACACTATGTAATCCTTGTCTTTAGGATGCCTAGCTTTTACGCTTATGCCTATGTCTGTGTGTATGTGAGTTATTATAACCCCTGTGTGTAGTTTATGTAGTTTCATCTCTTACCGTTTTCATCTACTTGTCTGCTGTGCTTGTTTGTTCTGTGGTATTGATACGTTTCTTGCCATTCAGCTAAAGGTATAAACCTAACATTCTTGTCTATTTGTTTCTTGGTCTTTTTCATATCTCCATTTGTTGTTCCCACAGTACAGGTGTCCACTCCTCAAAGGTTTCATTCCAATATACCTCTTGCATAGTTTCCCCTGTATCTCTAAAGTGTTTGTTTCCTATTTCTACTATCATAGTCCTTTTCTAATTTTGTAATTTCATCTTCTATTTTCATAATCGTATCAAATATCCCATACATTCTTTTCTCATAAGTCTTAACGTGTTGGTATGGAATATATATCTCCACCAATTCAAGTATGCTAGGTAGGTGCATTTCCATTATATGCTCTAGTTCTTTTAATTCTTCTTTATGGCTCATAACCCCATCCATTTATCAGCGTGAGCGCATAGTTGGCAAAACGTGCATACTAATCCAAAAGCAGCTACGTATATTATTGTGTCAAATATAAAGTTTTCTATCTTACGTTTCATAAAAGTCAAGTATAAAGTCCCCTAAAGAAACCCTTTCCTCATAGGTCATCCCTTTTAAGTCTTGTATTTCTGTTTCTATGCATTCTTGCTTATATAAAAGTTTATTATAATCAAGCGTCATTTCTTTGCCATCTCTTTCAAGGTCTATAAGTTTCCAAAAAATTCTTTTTTCCTCTTTTTGTAAATCTTCTAGTTCTGTTATCATAATGTTTGTTTTAAAGGGGGATTGCTCCCCCTGTTTGTTTTATATTTTTGTTATTTCAGGTAAACCATAAGTGTTAGTAGTTATTTTTATTCCTTCAGGTAATTGGTTTTCTTCCCATCTTTCTCTAAATAAAGCAGTTTCGTCAAGTATTTGTCTTCCTGTTAATCCTTTATCTTGTAAGCTTTGTATAAATTTTAATGTGTCTTTGCCTTGCTGTGTCATAATGTTTGTTTTTAATTATAGTGCTAATATATAAACTATATTTTAATTAACCAAATGTTTATAAAACTTTTTTAATAAAATAAGCTAAACGCTTCTTAATGTATGTAGTACTTACCAAAGTTTGGTCTACTTAATATAGAGTAGCAGGAGTATCGACAAGCATCAAGTGTGTGGTTATGTAAATCTTCAGGCACGTTAGTTATTCTACCTGCTCTATCTTCTTTCCACTTATAGCTTCTAAACTCTTTTATCATATTCTCGCTGTCCTTTGTTACGTGGAGTTTATACCGCTTTAGTAAGTCTATTCCTGCTAGTACAGAGTTAGCACCCTTATACGACTTCATTACCTTGTGTCCGTATCTACGCAACTGTTCTATTATTTCAGGTCTTGCACTATCTGCATAAGTCATACCTAATACCTCTACTCCTTTTAAGTATTGGTGTATGTCCTCTGTGGTCATCTTTGACCTATATAGCATTTCTTTAAAGTATAGGTTGTGGTCTTTCTTGTATGTCGCAACAAGTGTAGTAGGGTCGTTAAATCCAAAGTCCATCCCATAAGCCACAAGCTGTGCATCGTCAGGTATGCTATCAATCTCTGTGTACTTGAATATAGTTGCTTTGCTAATTGCTCTTTGCCCAAGTCCATATATACGCCAATAAGTCTCATCGGTTTCTTTTAGTAGTTCTATCTCGCTCCTTATGCTTTCATCTAGGAAAGGATTGTCTAGGTAGGTAGTGTTGTATATCTCAACGTCTGCTCTTTGCTCTAGCTTCTCCCATATCCAATGGTATTCATCAGAAGGGTTTAAGTCTCCTACTATCTTATCTGTTGTTCTAAATACTAATTGCTGCCAATCTTCAAACGTCAGTTCGTTCATCTCATTAGCAAATAGCAAATCTCTTTTACGCCCTCTAACCTTTTGTGGTTGGTCTAAACTAATAAACTCTATAAGGTTGCTGTCTAGCTTATACTCGTGGTTTGACTTGTTATGGTGCTGCTCATCGTATAAGTCCATACGTTTGAGTATCTCAAGGAAGTCTCGCATCACAGTAGCACGTACAGCAGGAAACGTCTTACGGCATATAGTAATGGTTTTGTTATCGTTGTGTTGGCAATAGTGTAGAATAATCCACAGCAGTACATTGTATGTCTTACCGCTTCTTGTTCCACCTACTTCTAATGTTATCTTCTTATTAGAGTTGGTTAGATGGTTGTATACTTTATTTACCTGTATTGTGGTCAATCACTTCTACCTTAAAACTCTTTTGTTTTGTGTCGTGCTTTATCTCACGCTTTGTACCATTCAACCTGTGCGCTTCATCATCATCACTAATAAGCTTCATCAGTCCTATCTGTAATGTAGCGTTATCACTTTCGTACCACTTCTTACGCATATTCACTTTCATATCAGAACGGTTTTTTTGCAGTAGGCTTTTTATATCGTCTACTTCGTCTAATTTATGTGTGTAGAAAGTTTGCTTGGAGTAGGGTACATATGCCATTATATCCCCTATGAATAAAAGGTTATTTTCTTTGATGGCATCAATAGCCTGTTGTTTTATTTCTTCTGTATTATACATATAAGTATAACGTAATTAGTTTAGTTTTTTATAAACCACAATATCCGCTATCACATTCATTAAAGTCATCATCAAATAATTCTGCTTGTGCGTTCCACTTCATAATGTCTTTATATGATAAGTTCTTGTCTTTATACCATACGTCTTTGTTATGTTTAATTCTTTCTTGCTCTGCAAACCACTGTATTTTATTCGGGTGCTTATCCCACATCTTGCGTATCAATAGTGGATTTTTATGAAAACATCCTACACAGTTATTCATCCAAGCAAATCGAACGGGTTTATCTTTCCAATACTTCTCTATATGGTCTTTATATATATTATCTTCTATTAAAGGGAATACAGGTTTTTGCCATTCAATTATACCCCACTTGTTTCTTGTCTTTCTTTTACCAACAATAGCTTTCATTTCTAAAAAACCATTATCATTTGTTTTCTCTGTTGTTCTCTTTGCTCTACGTTTTTCGTTTGCTCGAAAACCTAACCTAAATTCACAGGGTATATTTAACTCACTCCTCCACCATTCAAACATAGGTTGCATTTTCATTTGTGTAGTGCAGTATCTTCTTAATGGGTCAGGTAGTGTACCTGCTGTGCTTATAACATCATCAAAGGTCTTTCCTGTTACCCAACTAATCTTTCTACCTATATACTGCTCAAGGTCAAGCATAGTATGTATGATAGTGTCATCTTCTAACGTGCCTATGAATGGTGCTTGTATTCTATCTTCTACTTCCTGTCTTAATTTCTTGTCAGGAAACATACAGTTCTTGTCATCAGTTCTTACCAAAGCAAACACATCATAGTCAGCAGGATAGTTAGCTGCTATGTAACTTGATGTTTTACCACCTGATAAACTATTAACTGTTTTTAGCATACGTCTATTGTTTCGGAAGCGTTGTATATAGTTGCTTGTTGGTTTCTAGGTCTTATATTGTTTCTGCGTGTTTCTTTCAATTCGTTTCCTAGTTCTTCTATCTGCCCTTTTAGTTCAAGTATCTTTTCTTCTAGTAATCTGTTTTCATACACCATAGTCTCAACAGTAGCAACAGTACCCTTTTTGGTATATAGGTTATATACTTTGTCGTATGCTTCTTTAAATGCAGGATTGTGGTTGTAATCCCAATCAAAGTTATTTAGTGAATGTATTACAGTTGCGTGTGTCTGTCCTAGTGTATCTCCAATAGACTTATAACTCATCTTGGTAGTAAGAGTAAGTATCTTGTAGTATATCTTTCTTGCAAATACTATTTCTCTGTGTCTAGTGTTTATTGTTATGTCTTTTCCTGTTTGCTTCTCAATCAAAGTTTTTAGGTGTTGTATGTTCTCCCTGTTTCTTTGTGTGGTATTTAGTAAGAAGTTTTTGTATTTCATCTGTATAATAGTTTATTAGTTTCTCGTTTGTGTTTTCGTATGCTCTTTGTAGTTCGCCTTTAAAGTAAGCATAACTTTTTATTAGTGTAGTCTTACGCATCTTTAAATACTTTGCGTTTGTTTATTAATTGCCATATCACTGTTGGATACATATGATATTTTCTACCTAATTCATTATAATTTTTTATTACTTTGTATTCTTCTCTTAATTTTAACACAAACTCTTTCGGATATTTTATAGACGCTTTATTACCTTTTGATGTATCTCTTTTACGTTTTTCTTTAGGTATGTCCATTATATTATCTCTCTGTGTGCCTATGGCTATGTTATTCCAAGAATTGTCTAAACCGTTTCCGTTTAAGTGTCTGACTACAATACCATCTTGAAATAATTTATCTCCATATTTTTGATATGCTTGTAATCTATGCGTTTGAATATAAAGTTTTTTATTATTATTATTTAAAATTGTTGTTCTTTCATACCCTTGATTATTTATCGAACCAATCCTTGTGCGTCTTAAACCAATTAAACATCCGTTTTTAGTAACTCTGTATCCTTTCTCGTATGCTATTTGTTCTCTATTCATAATTCAATGCGTCTAATATAATCATTTCTTCTTTAACCTCTTGTAGCATTTCTAAAGCATCTTCATAGTCTCCTAGCTTGATGGCTAGTTGTATGGTTTCCATATCGCTTATAAATCGTTTCATAGTGTACCCCTTAATGTGTAGCTGTCTAGGTCTGCATCTTCTATAAAAAACATCTTGTATCTGTCTATTGCCTCAAGGGTCTTACGTTCCCCTTCTAAATAGAAGTCCTCTGATACGTCGTATATCGCTATGTCTAGTGTGCCTTTGTCTAAAGCTATAAATGTAAACTCTGTATAAGGTATGTTAAATAGTTGGCAGTATATGTACACCTGTATATCATAACCATATTTTTTAGCTGAATAAGGGAAGGCTCGTATGTCGGTTGTTGTTTTTAAATCTACTATTCCTGTCTTTCCTAATACATCTGCCTTGCCTCTAAATGGCATCATATCAATAGTGCCAATAGCAGGTACTTCTGTTTGGCAATCAGTAATAAGTTGTAAGGCTTGTTCGTTCTTAAAGAAAGCATCTATTAGTCTTTCGTTTTCGCTTCTCTCTTTTGCTGTAAAACATTCGCCATACTCCTCTACTGCTTCCTTAAACTTTTTAGCGTTTCTGCTTTGTACGTCTATAAATTTTATCTCGCTGTATTTTTCAGGCTCTAGTATAGCTGTGTGGAATAAATGCCCTGCACGTAAAGCAGGAGATGTTTCATTCTTGCTGTACTTTGTAATGTAATGATATTTCTTTGGGCTTGTCTGTAACAATTTAATACTGCTACTACTTAATGCGTGTTTACCTAAATGACCATAGTAAAAGCTATCATCATCCATTTTAGATAGCAACTCTTGTCTATCCCACTTCTCTCCGTTTAGTAATGTAATCATAATCTATATGTTTGTTATAGTGTTTTCTCTTGTAGTTTCTCGTATAGTTCTTTGTAATCTTCTGCTAATTCTTTTGCTTTGTCTCTCTTTTCTCTTAATCTGTTTATAATTGCGTTAGCTTCTTTTATTTGCATCTCACAAGCTGTTGCATAAATATAGGAGTTTGTCAAATACTCTGTAACATATTTCAGTTCTTTATTGTCAGGGCTTTTATCTAACCACTTCTGTATGATGTGAGAGGCTGCTGTAAAGTCTCCCTGAAATTTAAGTTTTAGTAGTTCCCTGTTCATCCTTGTTTTTTAGCTGTTGTACTACTTGCTCTAGTATCATATACAGCTTTACTACGTGCTGCTCTAGTTCCTGTATTCTTGCTGATTGACTTGCTCGTTTCTTATTCATTCTTTTCGTCTAGGTAATCATTTGCTGCTATACATAGCGGATGGTTGTCATCCATAGCAATGTTGTATGTAGTTCTTACACCTACACCTCTAAAATAGTCTATGCGCTGTTCCCAACTCATAGCAATAAAATCTTCATTATTCATATATGTTTGTTATTATAGCTTGTTTCTCTTGTAGCAAATATACACTTTTATTTTGTTTGTTGGTGTTCCACATTGTAGTTTTAGGGCAATACAGTTCTTCCTTCTTTAAATCTTTTAAATCATTAAGCCAAAACATATAGTTTCCTTTAGGGTCATTTACAAAGTAAAACTTCTGTATATCGCTGTCCATCTTCATAAGATTGTTGTACTTACCAACTTCAAGTATTTTGGTTTCATAGTACTTATCTCTAAACTTCATTTCGATAACACACTTCAACCCTTTAGGGGTAATACCTTGTGCATCGTATGGGAGCATAGTTTCCCCTGTGTGTACTAATCTCCAACCATCTAGGTTGAGAGCAGTAACTAGGGCTTTCTCAAACTTATGTATTAAGTCCAGTTTCATATATCCTTGTTATTTGTGTCATCCATTCCTTTATGCGTTTTGGGCTGCACGTACAAGGCTCGTGATATGGGTGTGCAAATAAATCAGCGTGCAATTCACATACAAATTTATATTGCTCTTTTGTTAGTTTATCTTTTAACATAGCAAGAAACACCTGCCATTGCGCCATTTGATGTTGGCTCATTTTTCCTTTTGGCATATTATAGTTCTATGTCATTCCACTTATTTCTACGGTCATCGCACCCACAGTCAGGATATATCTTTTTGTAAACATATCTAATGCCTGTGTACTTGGTTATGTAATATACTAAATCTCCTAATCTCATAGCTTATCTTTTATCTTGCGTTTAACTTTCTGATAGGTATTGTAAAGGCTTCTATACTCTATGTTGGTTTCCCTAGATAGTGCAGATATATTGTTAGTGTCCTGTACAAGTTCAAATACCTTTTTGTCGTACCAATGCATCTCGTTTAGTGCTTCATTGACCTTATCAAAGGCTTCTTCAAATATCTTTTCATCTTCTAACTCTACCTTTGTCTTTTCTTCTATTAGGTATTTTATGTAATCGTCTGTTAGGTCTACAACTTGTGTACGCTGCTCCTTACGACATAAATCTAAAAACATACTACGAAGCACCTTATAAATGTAAAAGTCGTTTATATCGTCTTTATATGATATATCTATTCCGTTCTGTATAAGCACTAATAGTTTTAAATACATCTCTTGTACCAAGTCCTCGCTAGTGTCAGGGTTGCACCCCCAACTACGGCAGTAGCTTATCCATTTATTGTGTTTGCTTGTTAGTATGTCGGTTATCAAAATAGTCGTGTTTGGTTTTTGTGTTGTTCAATTCGTTTTATTGCTGC